CTGTTATCTTGGGTCCGTTATAGAACCTACTTTTGAAGGAGAGTGTGGCTCTTTGGTGTGGGCTAAATTGCCTGGCACTGGACCTGTGGCATTAGGAATACATGTTGGAGGCAAAGGCGAATATGCTTTATCAACGCCCATCATTCGTCAAGATATTGAGAGGGCTTTGTCCCATTTCGGTGGCATACTCGTACAGAGTGGTGTGCCGGATTTGGAAAAGAAGCTGTTGCCATTGCATCCAAAGAGTGGCTTGCGTTACATCCGTGACGGAGACGGGCAGGTGTATGGATCTTTACGACCGTATACTGTTAAGCTCAAGTCTCGTGTGGAGCCAACTGTTATTGGAGATTATGTTGTTCAACATTCCAATGAATCTCTATTTCCGATTACATACAATACTGGTCCACCTGTTATGGATTCTTGGCGACCCTGGAGAGTGGCCATGGATAAGATGTTCAACACGAATCAGCACATAGATCAAGCTGGATTGCATGAATGTACTGAAGCGTTTCTGGACAATATATTAGAGGCCTTACCGGAGTCTGAAATCCGACTGATTCAAGTTTATGATTACAACACTGCAGTTAACGGTGCACCTGGAGTGACTTATGTAGACAAAATCAATAGAAAGTCGTCTGCTGGTTACCCTTGGTGCAAATCAAAACAGTATGTTATTAAAAAGCTAGAACCATTCGGTGATTATATGGATCCGATTGATTTTGACGAGTCTGTTAAGAAGCGTTATAACAAATTATTGGAGACATATAAGAAAGGGTTTAGGGGAAACCCCGTGTTCACTGCACATCTTAAGGATGAACCTGTTTCTTTGTCGAAGATTGCACAAAAGAAGACACGTGTCTTCTGTGGTGCACCTCTCGATTACACTTTGATTGTTCGGCAATATTTGCTGTCTGTTATTCGAGTGATACAGAGGAATAGGTACACATTTGAGTGTGCGGTGGGTGCTGTGGCACAATCTGCACAGTGGAACGATATTTTTGAGCATTTGACTCATTTTGGAGATGATACTATTGTTGCAGGTGATTATTCTGCGTTTGATAAGACAATGCCCCCATGCGTTATTCGTGCAGCCTTTAGAATTATTCTTAGGTTGTGTGAACATGCTGGATATACTCAGGAGGATCTTATGATCGTTTCTTGTATTATGGAGGATACTGCTTTTCCGAATGTGGATATGCGGAGTGATCTTGTTCAGTTCAATGGGACAAATCCCTCTGGCCACCCCCTGACTGTTATTGTCAATTCCCTTGCAAATTCGTTGTACATGCGTTATGC